TAATCTCGCTTCTTCTGTATCCCATGCTCTGATTAAGAAGTACGGCTCATAGTTTAGCTCCTTACTTCTTTGACCTTCATAAAGCTCTATCGTGAGGTTCTTATACTCGAACCTCGTGGATATGCCATGAATTTCATCTTCCCAAGTTTTAATATTTTTTATATACATACTAACTCCTATCTATTTCCATACACTTGCAGTCTTATCTTTTTATGGACTGAAGTATTATGGTTATATAGCCTTTCGATATTCAAGATGAAATCATTACGGCTGCCTTGATTTTTTAGTTTTGAAGAATGGCTCTCCAACCTTGCTAAAAATACTTTCCAAACAAAGGTAGAGTCCTTTAGTGCAGATACTATAGCACCAACAAAAGATCTTTTCTTATAGTATGGAAAATACTCCCCAATCGTGTGGATTTTATCTGCCGTATCTTTCGCCCACTCTAAGTCAGTAACTCTAAAATTTCCTATCTTAAAATTATTTAAATCTTCTGAAGAGTGCCACCCTTTACCATTTAACATGGAGATACAATCTGAAATAGCAAACTCATACTTTTCATGAAACCATTTCAGAACCTCGTAGTCCTTGCTACCAAGTGTTACATGGCTATCGAGAAACTCCTGCATAGTCCATGCTCTTGAACTAGAGTTCATTTCCCTTATGTCTTCGATTACCAAGCCTTCCTTGATTATATAAGTTATTGGCATACCCAAGGACTTATATGCTTCAAGTCTATGTTGACCCTCGCACACTTCCATCTTCTCATTTACTATTATCGGTATCTGAAAATCTTTCTTAGATATCTGATCCGATAACTTTTTTACATGAGCCTCAACAAGTTCACGATTACCTTTTATATATTTGAATTGACCATAGTCCATGGTCGAATGAATTTTTTGCTTATCTTTTTTATCGTCTTCCAATTTATATCCTCCGATTTTTTAAATTTTCTTTAACCATCAAAGCAACTGTACTAGCAATAGTTCTGTTGTCTTCCTTGGCTATTCTCTTTATCTGCTCGTATACCGAAACACGGACATTTAAAGATTTGTAGCTTACGTCCTCATTATCGAGATCATAAACTGCTTCGGCATCTTCGCTTACTTGATCTCTGGGAATGATGCCATCAATATAATCTCCGACTTCATTGTCGATATTGTCTTCCCAAAGTCTTTTCGTACCTCCCATCTCATCTCCTTTTTTCTGTGACCTGTACTTATATATACCTAATATATGGGAGACCATAAGTCAAGTAGTATATGAAACTTTTTTTTGTATAGTGTTTCTGTCATATTTTTTTGTTTATAAATTTTTTTTAAAAAATGGTGTAGCATCTGTAGCATCTGTAGCATAAAAAATAATCTGTTGTTTTTATTGAGTTTTTTACAGTTGTGTTTGCTACACTTAGGTAACACTTGCTACACTTCAAAGCCAACCGCGTCATTTTTTTTCCTTTTTTTATTGATAAAATATGGGAGAAACTCTACTATTGGGTCATGCCATTAACTAATAGACAAAAAACTTTTGCTAAACTTATTGTAGAAGGCACTCATTCTAATTCTGAATGTGCTAGACAAGCAGGTTATTCCGAAGGTCAAGCAAGAAAGACTGCAAGTTTGCTTCTGAATGGTAAAGATTTTCCTTTGGTGGTCGAACACATCAAAGAACTCCGTGATAATTACGAAAGGAAATACGGAGTAACTTTGATGGGTCAACTGAAAAGGTTTGCAAATCTTTCCAAGGGCGCTGAAGAAGCAGGCCAGTTCTCTGCCGCAGTTAACGCAGAGAAGTATAGGTCTGCACTTGGTGGTCTTGCCGTTGATCGTAGAGAAACTAATGTAACTCATAATTTAGACAAACTCTCTCGTGAAGAAATTGTTGGTCGTCTCGCAGAAATAAGGAAGAATTATCCCTCTGCGTTTGAGGGCGAATATAAAGTGGTCGAAGAGAGTGGTGAGGTGGCATCTCTCTCCGACCTGGGCAAATAGCAATTCCCGATATTGCTCCGTGCATTTCAAAGATAGATCAAACATTATTTGGAAGTCAACTCTTTTAATCTTTTCTCTGCTTCTTCTCTAGTATCGAAGGTTTCGTGAAGAGGGGATATCTCCCATTCTCCAACACCATTTTTGCAAGGGACTATCTCTAACCCTCTTGGTTCTTGATAGTTTGCATTTATGATAATTTCTTCTGTGTCATCTTCTTTTAATTTAGATAGAATAACATCATCATAACCTTGTTTAGTCCAACTATTGTAACTATCCAAAGCATCTTGATAGTGAACAAAAGCATCATCAACACCACCAACCCAAACAAGGTATCGCCAACCTTTCTGATATTCATTGAGTTCCATTTTCAATCTCCTTCTTGATTGCTAATCCGATTAACATTGCATTTTGTGGAACGATTGCATTACCTAATGCTTTGAGTCTGTTTGCACGATCTTTCTGATCTACAATTATTCTTGGGACTCCTCGAGGTTCGTCCAA